GTTGCCGCTGTTCTTTTAACAGTTTTAACTGAAACTAGTTCGTCTTTTGCGAACATATTTTTGATATAATTTAACATTATATTTCTCCTTTTCATTTCAACTATTTTACAACCTGTTAAGGCGATTCCTATGGAATTTCGTTTAATCATTAATATCATCACCATCAAATATTGTATGGGCTCCATCTTGTATATCTTTCAATTCACTCTTTACATCTTTACTTAAAGGCGATGATTGTTTATTAATATCTAATACTGTACTATAATTAATTCTTGCTGATTGTTGTCCATTTTTATGTGTCTTTAAAGACACCATTTTGTTTACTAATTCTTGTGATGGGTGTGGTAATCCAAAATCTCTATAAATTAATCCTCGTAACATATCAATAAGTAAAGCCAAATCTCTTGTAAAGTTTATATTATCTGTTTTAATTGCCAACTCAACAAATCCTCTTAATAAGTTCATACTCATATCGTCAATTGCACCTTCACAAAATTGTTTTGTTTGATCGTCTTGTATTCTTTTTAATACTTCTATATCTTTAACATTTACTTGTGACTTATCTGTCGGACCAGTTTTTGTTATATCACTAATACGATTGACAGGAAACGGTACAATCTTTTCATTATCACTCACTAATTATCTCACCCTTAAAGTTTACTTTACCTTTATCAGCAAAGTATTCAACTAACTGATTATACCCACCAATTAGTTTACCATCAATTTTAATTTGTGGCATCGTTCTTACTTTTTTACCTATGTCTTCTAATAACGCATCAACAGATTCATAATCTTCGTATTTTTTTTCTTCATAACTTAGGCCAAGATTGTTTAGTAAGGTCTTGGCCTTATTACAATATACGCAATTGTTTTTACTGAATACTAGTATTTCCATTATTACTCTCTTTTGAGTTCATTAAATTATCATACGCCTTTTTTGCCTCTGACTTTAAATTATATGCGTCAGTTGCTTGTTCGATTGTATAATTATACATTTTGTTAAACTCACCCATTGGAAGTCTTAATCCAATCCACGCTCTGTAATAACCTTGTTTTGTAATCGTTACATCTTTTGCAAAGATTTCATAACCTCTAACAGGTGTATCTCTAATAATGTTTACAATGGTAGACTCTACTTCAGTTACAACTGTTTTCTTTTGTGTTTTACCTAGTTCTGTAATGAATTGTTTTGACTGTTTATTCATTTCACCTCTAATGATATCTGCTAGTTCTGATTTAGCAATCATCATACCTTTTTCTATTGCTAGATTTAAGTCAGGTGACACAGCGGTACCAACACCAAAGATACATTCTCTTTCTTTATTTTTACCAAAAGTAGAAGTATCACAGGCTTTCTTTTCAGAAAAGTCATTCATATACCACTTCGGTACTTTGTTTAATACCTTACCACTCTCGTTTTTCATATTATAGTGACTACTACAATTGGCTAGTAACAAACCAGCAATTACAACCATAGATAGTCGTATCATTTTATTCATACTATTTTACCTCACTTTTTATATTATATACTAAATCTTGTGCTTTGTCAAGTCCCATTTGAATATAGTTTAAAATGTCATTTAAACTAGTATTTGTTTGAGTTATTAGTAATACAACTAGTAAGATTATGATTAAGTTCTTAATCATTTGACCTCCCATTCACCGTTCTGTTTTAAACACGTTTTTCCGAACGATTTAAAAACGTGATTTGGTCGACTATAATATCGACAATATTCTGGAGCACTTACATCTCTATAATAAAACTGCGCAAATAACTCCCAATAACCTGGTGTTTCAATACCCTTTTTACCATCTGCACACTCCAAAATTTCTCTCTTAACAATATTATCGCCTTCTTGTTTAATCTCAACTTTGACATAACAATATTGACCATTATTTTCAATTGGTTTTATTTTTGAATATAAAACTTCTTCTGCTTTTGAAACACCCCAAAACATAAATCCAAAATATATTATTGATACGATTACAATGTACCAAAACATACTATCTTTTAAATGACTATCTTTTTTCAACTTCATTTTCCTTTATACTCCATCCAACGACCATCAGGCATTTGACACGCAATACCAAAGATTGTATTTCTATTTACACCACCTATACCCACCAATGGCCAGTTACTTGTAATATCTACTGTAGCACTATAATCTTTACACTTCATAGGACCTCTTAAATAAGAGCTTGTTGTGTGTATGATACCACTATTACCAGTTTTTGAATTATACCAATTTGTATAGGAAGACTTACTAGGACCTGTATTTAAGTGATCTACAAATACAGCGTTGTGTACATCATAATCACTATTATACATTACATCTGCGCCAACAAAGGCACCCATCATCGCACAAGCGCCAATTACATATGGATTATCAACACCCATTGCAACACACGTACCTGTTGTAGTAGTTCCGCCTAAGACAGCACCTACTTGTGTTCTACTGGTTGTACAATTTGTTAGTAACAAACTAACTAAAGTTACTAGTACGATTTTCTTCATTCACACCCAATTTTTTTAATGTATCTTCGATTTCATATAATTCATCTGACAAAGATTGTAAGTTTTTAAATTCCATTTCTTCGTTGATTTCAATTTTACGTTCTCTTAAAGTTTTTATTGTATATTCTTTATCTGTCATATTTACCTTTATCATTTGCTATCAATCGGCATTGCATTTGTATATCTTCTATTAAATTATCTACTTCAATATCTCTTTCTTTAGTTTTAGGATTATTATATTTTAGATTATATAATCTATCACTAACAGTTTTGATACCATCAATTTTTTTACAAAGATCACTAATTCTGTGTAACATTGTTTTTCACCTTATTAAAAAATGATTTAATTGTATTCCAGTTTTTTTCGTTCTGTTCTTTACCTTTTTCCCATTGTGTCTTTTGGTATTCTTTTATATCTGTCCACTCTTTAACAACAAAGTTTTTTATTTTTGCGTCAATGGTTTCTTCTGACTTGGCAATCGCCATTGTCATTAAAGTAATGATTGTTAATAACATCATTGTTCTCATATTATATTTTCCTTCCCATAGTTTTAAAGTCCTTGGCGTCAACCACCATATATGGACCTTTATTATATGCCACACTAATTGTTTTTCCTGGAGGTAGGTGTGTAGCGTAAACTCTCTTTGCTGTACTACCTTCAATTCTATTACCACACGGTATTGAATCTTTTACTTTTAAATGGCTTAAATCTAATTCGCCTGGTTTAGATTTAACATTTGGTTTTTTAAATACTGTTACATCTTCTAAAGAAGCATTTACACCGATAGACTTCAACCATTGAATATGTTGAAGTCTTGCGATATGTAATTTTTCTTTTTTAGATTGCATTTTCTTTTGGACCTAAGTAATCTCTTTCTTGGTCTTCTTGTCTTTTCTTCTGTGCGTAAGTCATACCGAAGATCGTTTTGTAAAAAGCGTCACGTGGATTTGATGTTTCATAAAGTTTTAAAAGATTATCAAACTTGATGTCAACATTTTCGTAATACTCGGGGTGTTTTTTTTCTAACTCAATGTGATCTTTGAAAAATTGTATTCTATTAGTATAGAAATCTGTTTCTTTTTCTTCTTGTGTTTTTTTATTAGATAGTTTTATATCTTTTTCTTTTGCGACATAAAACTCTTTAAACAAGTTGTCTTTGTCATATCTAAACATAATGTGCTCCTTTTTGTTGGTTATATCTCTATATTATATACGGTTTTATAATAAATGTCAATCCCTTAATAATCGTTGATTTTAGTCATTTTTTTATCGCTCAGCGACCCGCTAGCCGGCCGATTCGTATTAAGTATGATACTACTTACGTTCATTTTTTACTAGTTTTTCAACCTTTGATTGAATCTGTTTAATCATTGATCCAAACGTTAAAGTGACATATAACCATATCTCACCCGCATATGTAACTGCGATTGCACTCATTAAAATAACAATCATCAATATAAACATTTCCATATTACTTACCTTCTGCTTCTAGTTCAATAGATGTATTAATATCTGATTGTGTTTTTGCCCACTCATCAAATTGATCGACTTCATTTTGTAACTTATCTCTAAAAGTAATTAAGTCATCTTTGGCATCAGCAATCTTACCATCATCTATTTTGTCAATTGCCAAATTTAAAATGTCAATTGTTGCTATTGTTTCTATCATAGTTTACTCCTTTGTTAGTGTTAAATTCCTTCTCCTGCTGTGTATGGTGTTTTAACAATTTCTTCAGCAGATGAATCAAGTTCTACATATCCTTCTTCTTTTGCATAAGGATCTGATAAATCATAAACCACTTTACCATAATATTCTGTATCACCACTTTCTAAATAATCAGCGTCTACCATATAGGTTTCAACACCATCTTTTGTTTCTGTAATTTCGTGGTTAATCTGTGAGTGGTCAATACCACATTCACCAAATAACTTATCGGCTTCGTCTTTATCATTTGCCAATACTTCTTGTTCAATCACAAGTGTATAATAAGTTTTCTTTCTATAAAGATTTTTACCTACATCTTTATCTGTAAACATCACGTTTGTATCAATTGCCATAATATAGTCCTCTTTATCAATTTACTTTTTTACTTTTGTCCTCACTACTCATTAATAAAATGATATAATGAATAGCTTTTAATAAATCTTTTCTATTCTTACCGTCTTTTTTACCATATCTACAAAGATACTTAATTGCATTTGCTTGGCAAAAATCTTTATCAATGTCAAGTTGTCTTAACATATCTTGTACTTGAAACCCATCTTCGGTTGTACTGTAGTGTTGACCGTAAGTTGATTTGATGTAATCAAAAATCTCTTGTATAATTTTGTCTTCTTTATATTTCATTTACTTCCTCTTTCATTAAATAGTTTACTTCTTTTCTTAATTGTCTAATACCCATTTTGTTAAAATTCATAAATCTTGGTCTAATACCATTTACTGATTTGTATTCGTCCCATATATAATTAATTAAATTATCTCTTACTAAATCTCTTAATGTAAAAATACCATATTCAATCCAGTGGTTTTCATCTTCTATCATTAAACTTTTCCAGTTGCCAGTGGTATTTCTATGTTCTTCGTTATACTTACGAGTTTCTTCGTTGTATTTTTTAATATAATTAATTAAGTTTTGAGATAGTTGTTGTGTCATATTAATCACCGTGTTTAAGTAAATAAGCCATTTCATCAAAGTCAGTCATATCTGTGACTAAGTTTAGATTTTCAATGTTTTCTAATTTATTAGCAGCGTCATCTAAAGACATTTCATTATTAATTAATTTGTCTTTAATGTCATCTACTTGTTTTTCGACTTGATTTGTGTAGTACATTTTAGTTTTCATAGTGTTTACTCCTTTATTATGTCTATATAATACAAGGTTTTACACTAAAAGTCAACCATTATTTTTATTAAATAAATCAATAAAATCAAGGGTTTATTTTAAAAATGTTCTTGTTTTGTTCTGGTTTGTAATTATTTCCAGTTATTTTTAACCCATTCTTGGTCCGAATCGTGTGGATTTGGACTACCGTGGAACACACAAACCTTGGCTTCAGGGTGTTGTTCAAAGGTCCATTTACTATTATGAAATCTCTCACCCTTTCTATCATACCATTTATATGATTGTGTCCACGAATCAGGAAACGAGATAGTGTCTTTGTGTTTCTTAATTAGATCAGTTATAATGTTTTGGTCACCAGCGTGTTTTTTAAAATCAGTTCGTCTTCTCATATACTCTTCCCATATCAATTTACTTGTAGTTGTATTATTAAACTTCATTATACTAGAATTAAATTGACCACTACTTGGATTAAAGTCATTCATACCTACAAAATTATGATCTTTACCACAAGTAAAAAAACAATCAATGTTTTTAACTATCACCACATCTAAATCCATATATAAAGTATTACCTACTAAATTACTTTCTGGACTAAACAATTGTAATTTATTAAACCAACCCTCAAAGTCGTGGTGTTTAAATTGTCTAAACTCTATTTGATGACCAGGTAATGTTCTTTTTAATCTTCTTTGAATAATCGTACTATCAGTAAAACAAATAAACTTGTGTGGTATTGTTGTGTGCCGTTGTACCATATTATACAACTTTTCAACATATTCTATTTTGTATTTGTCCCCATAATAGACACAAACAAAATTCATCTTACGAATATTGGTACGTTAATACTTCGTATGCAGTACCATTCCCTATTTCTTCTAAAGTAAATTGATGTTCAGTTATAAACTTTA